CATTTGGGGTACGAGCCTGCACTTTATTTTAGTAAGATTATGATTATAATGTTTACAATTTGTTCACATTATATTAAAAGATTATACACCAATTTTATTTTTTATGTGATATAATATAGAAAACAAGGAAATGAGGAAGCCAGTCAAGCAGGTGGGAAGGAGGGGGGTTCACATTGAGTAATAGGAGGTGAGAAAAACTTATGCATGCCGAATATTTAGAAGTAGTTAAAACGCTAATACAATTAGCACCTGAATTTAATGAATGTACTGTTAAGGCATATATTGAACCATCAATATCGTCTACAGTGTTTTATATTAATGCTGACGGATACAATCACATTTTCAAGGCACCTTTTGGCCTGTTAGAAAGCAAACTTACAGCAAATGCATTGGCAGAAATTATAATCGAAGAAGTGATAGAATGGAGGGATAAGTTAAATGAAGCTTAAAGAATTGTTTACAGTGATTGACAGTAATGCATTTTTAAATATCGTGACAGATAAAGCGCATTGGCTGTATGAAGGCAAAGCTATGTTTATTACAACTGATTTACTTGAAAGAAAGATTAAGCTAGTAGACATTATTAGAAATGAATTTTTTATTACAACGGAGGATTAATAAATGTGCATATATGAAGGAATAGTTATAGCAACAATGGTTATGGTGACGATAATAATGATTAGTCAATATATTGACAGTAAAGTGCCAAGGGTATGTGATGTATTACAGTTAATGAATATATTACCTTGCTACGAAGTAAAAGTATTTAGAGATGGAAAGCGCATTAAAACTAGTGAATTGATGCAACATGTCAATAGTCCTGTTAAAGCTTACCAAATGAGAGAAGCTATTCTTTACATAGAAATTTATTAGTTTTTTGAAAAAAGTACTTGACATTTAGTGTCATATAATATATAATAATACTTGTAAGGAAGTTACATCATAACAAGAGAATTCAGGAGGAAATCAATATGGTACTTTATAACCTATATTTAGTTCTAAATCACGAAATGGTTAACATTTACGATAATGCTACACATAGTATAGTATACGAGGGCTTATCTGAGTATATACCTGACGAGTTAATGAGTGAATTAGTTCACAGTGTGACTATGACGTACGAAAAAAAATTTAATAGAGGGTATTTCTTAATAGACCTAAACTAGCAGTAACCAAGCTGACGAGTGGTGCAAGTCCACTCACTAGCCTTTGCACCAATGGTGCATGTTACAACAAGTTACAAGTTACAACAAGTTACAACAAGTTACCAAAAAACTCATTACAAAGAACAAGGAGGAAACAAAATGAGAAAACCAAGCGTAACAAGAACCATCAGCACACTAAACATTACAGTATTAGGCTTAGACATAATTTCGTGCGAGCCTATAACCAAGACTTACCCAATTTACGAGAGTGAAGCACCGAAAGATGAGGCTAAACTGTTTAATTACATCCGTAAAATGTATGAAACGAAGACCTTTAAAATTTCATCAATCGTGGACAAGACATCAGTCACAAAAACATATAGAATGCCACTCAGTAAATTTATTGAAGAAGCGGAGGAAGTAGCAATATATGAACAGTAGACGAAACAACACTAGACAAAGCACACAGTACAGTAAATAGGAGGTTAACATCATGTTATCAAAGAAAGAATTATTTAATGCAAAAGCATCATCACAGAAAATTGAGAATGGATTACAGATTGACGTTGTAAATGTTGGTAGATATGAGGATACTGACAGCGATGGCAACCCAGTAGAGGTAGCAGTACTTATTGATAAAGAAGGTACAGTTTACACAAGCATTTCTAAGACCGTTAACGAGACGCTAGATATGCTCAAGGATATTATATCAGACGATGGGCACGCACTTATAGAGGTATGTCAGAGGACATCCAATAGTGGTAGAAATTTTTACCAATTAATGATACTTTAATTATTTAGAGTATTTATTAATAAGAGAGAGAGGGGGGTTTACCCCCCTTTACTTATAAACATAGGAGGGATTAAGTGAATGGGTAAGATAACAAAGAAGTCGCAACTTTTGAAGGAATATAATAAAGAGCGAAATCGAATTAAACGTTTTATTAGATATGCTGAGAAAAGAGGCTATATATTTGAACCTAACCTTATACCGCCAAAACCAAAAACTATTACAAGTGGGTCAATAAGAAGGCTGTCAAAGATTAGACCTGCACAGCTTTATAACAAGGCTTATGCCATCAGTGCAGTAACAGGACAGCCAATAACAGTTGAGCAGAGAAAAAGAGAAATCAGAGAAGAAGCGACAAGGAAGGCATGGGAATCGAGGAGAAGAAAAAAAGACCAACGAGACTACGACACGATTAAGTCATGCAGAGAATGGCAACAAATGTTTCATGCAACAAAATTAGTGTGGGATAAAATACAGTCCATGATAGCAAATGTTGGTGTACAACAATCTCAGTCAGCAGATTTATTGAATAATCTTTTAAACTCACAAATTGAACAGTATGGCGTAGATGTTGTACTGTATAGTATAGCACAAGCAAGTGAAGATTTTGTGTCAACTTGTGAGGTTATAATTAAATATCATCCGAGTAGCGCTGTATCAAGGACAGCCGTTCAGCATTTATACACACTAATAAGTGGCAATTTACCAAGTGACGCAGAACAGACCGAAATTGACAAGGCATTAGCCAACGATGAAACATGGGATGAAATATGAGAAAACAAATGAAATATATGGTAGGCGACTTTGAAACCACTGTATATGATGGTCAGACATTCACCGAGGTTTGGGCTTCGGCAGTTGTCGAGCTAGGCACAGAGGATGTTAAAATTCATCATTCAATTAGAGAGACCTACGATTATCTTTATAACTTAAAGCAGAATATTTGTATATATTATCATAACTTAAAATTTGATGGCTCGTTTTGGTTATCATTTTTATTAGTCGATTTGAAATACGAACAAAAGTTATATGTAAACCCCAATAACGAAAGTGATGCACACTTTTTGAAAGAAAAAGATTTAACACCAAAATCTTTCGTGTATTCAATCTCAGACATGGGGCAGTGGTACAGTATACTTATCAAGACGCCATACGCATTTATTGAGATTAGAGATAGTTTGAAGCTTTTACCGTTTTCAGTTGAACAAATTGGGAAAAGTTTTCAAACAAGGCATCGTAAATTAAATATGGAGTATAAAGGGCTTAGATACGCAGGCTGTCCAATTACAGATAACGAAAAACGTTATATTGCTAATGATGTGTTAGTAATTAAAGAAGCGTTGGAAATAATGCAATCTGACGGACACTTAAAACTTACTATCGGCTCGTGCTGCCTCTCCGAATTTAAAGCTACAGTTGACAAACAAGACTATCAAGCATTTTTCCCTGATTTAACACAGTTTAAATTAAACTCACTTGAATATAAATACTCAAACGCTGACGAGTATATAAGACACTCATATAGAGGAGGCTGGTGTTATCTAAAAAAAGGATGTGAAAACAGAATTTACAGTGAGGGTATCACAGCAGATGTTAATAGCTTGTATCCATCTATGATGCACTCAGAAAGTGGAAATTATTACCCTTACGGTCAGCCAGTTTTTTTCAAGGGTAAAATACCGCCAAAATGCCTTACAGACCATTATTATTATTTTGTTCGTATTCGCACACGTTTTTACTTGAAAGAAAATAAATTACCATTTATACAGATTAAAGGTAGTTTTTTCTACAAGGCTACTGAAATGCTTGAAACATCTGATATAGTTGATAAAGATACAGGAAATGTATGCTCATGGTACAAAGATTTTGACGGAAATATTAAAAAAGCTATTGTTGAAATGGTACTTACTCAGACTGATTTTGAACTGTTACAAGAGCATTACAATCTTGTGGATTTAGAGGTATTGGATGGATGTTATTTTAGAACTATAACACGAATTTTTGACGAGTATATTAATAAGTATAAGAAAATTAAGCAAAATAGTACAGGGGCAAGGCGAACACTAGCAAAACTCTTTTTAAATAACTTATATGGAAAACTTAGCAGTTCGGATATATCCTCTTTTAAAGTGGCTAGAATGAAGGATAATGGCTCGCTAGGTTTTACAACATTTGAAGAACACGAAAAGAAAGTTATGTATATACCTATAGGCTCAGCAATAACAAGTTATGCTAGAAATTTTACTATTAGAGCCGCACAGAAAAATTACAAATATTTTGTGTACGCTGACACGGATAGCATACATTGTTGTACTACAAAGAAAAATATTAAAGGAATAAAAATACACCCCTCTAATTTTTGTTGTTGGAAGCTCGAGAGCTTTTGGGATGAAGCGATTTTTGTCCGTCAGAAAACTTATATCGAACATGTTACGCATGAGGATGAAGAACCAATTAATGAACCATACTATAATGTAAAATGTGCAGGTATGCCCAATAGATGCAAGGATTTGTTTCTTAAATCAATGGAGGGTGTGACAGATGAAGAACTCAAGACATATCCCACCATTCAACAGGAATTTTTAAAAACAAAGAGAACACTTGCTGATTTTAGAGTGGGGCTTGAAGTATATGGAAAACTCCGTCCGGTGAGAATAAGAGGAGGGATAGTATTACAAGAGACGACATATAAAATGAGATAAAATGTTTCACGTGAAACATAACAAAAGGAGGCAGAAATAATTCTGCCTCTTTTAATATATCTATAACGTTAATTCTTAATGCATGGGTAGGCATACACCCAACTACACAGATGTGTCTTATATTTCAAAGAGCCTTTCACATTTATGTTACAAAAATAACTAACGCAGATACCTTTAATAATATGCTAAAGCTTTGAGAATACATTCTTTACAATCAAGCGAATAAAATCTAAAACAACCTCTATCAAAGAAGTATCTCATATAATCAATTAACCACGCATTATTTTTAAGCATAACAAAATTAATATTATGGTCATCTGTAGTGACTGAAATTCTTTGTTTAAAATCTGAATCAACTTTTTTGTCACAGTAAACTATGCTTTCCTGTTCAAACAATTTAACGGCATATTCTTCACCCTTATATTTAAGAGTACATAAATACCGACTCTGACCCTTCATTTTTTCAATGAAAGCGTGATTGTCATTGAGGTAAACATTCTGTGACGCATAAGCCACATAACGGGACTTGTTGAACGCTCTATTAAAAAGTGAGCTTTCTTGTGACATAGAAGCACTTTCATTATATCCTTGTTCAAGAACAAAACCATCACCACGTAAAAACTTCACGTCAGATGTCAGTCTGTCAGTAATATCTAATGCTGTGTAATAAGGGTTTAATAGCGTCACAGCGTTTGAAATCATTATTACAGGAACATATCTAACTTGGGTATTATTACCTCTTGCTATTGAGGTATGAATACTTATAAATTTACTAACTTCATCAGGACAATAATGGTTGGTCTCAGACTGAAATTCATCAAGAAGTATTCTCGATACATCACTCAGATAATGAGAATATTTTTTTACTTTATCCGCACAATTTAGTGCGACAGCATAACCACAGGATTTTCCATTATCCTCTTCATCGTATGCACTGCACAAAAATAACTCGTACATTTTACTATTACCAATTTGTACAGCCTTCAATGTGTAAGCTGAGAAAAAAAGATTGTGTATATCCTTAAAGAATTTATCAGCGGAGTCTTTTAACTCGTCTTGAAATCTGTACAGCAAGCAAAATTTTTCATTATACTTTAAAAAGCGATTAATTAGGTATCTATTAAAATATGTTGTTTTTCCAGCAGATCTATTTGATGTTGAAATATAAATTTCAGGCACATTTCCATTAATATCTTTCATGCTTAATAGCTTAGTACCATCATAGTATTTTATTTCATTCATTTATCCACCTCCTTTAGTTTATTATAGCAAATTATCAACAATTTGTCAAATTATTGTTGATATTTTGTGGATAATATGTTATAATAAGAAAAAAGAAAGGGGGTCACTATTATGATTAACGATTTTTCAACATTAATATCCACGCTTGGTTTTCCAATCGGAATGTGTTTAATTATGTGTTATTACATTAACAAAATTAATGACGCACATAAGGAGGAATCAAATAAGTTTGCAGAAGCACTCAACAATAATACAGTCGTGCTTCAAAAACTTTGTGATAAGCTTGACAGTGAAGTGAATGTCAATGACAAGTAGTGATATTGTAAAAACGGCAAGGACATATATTGGAAAGCCTTACGTTTGGGGCGGAGAGTCCGAAGCCGAAGGAGGATATGACTGTAGTGGTTTTGTGTTTTCTGTCCTGAATAAGTGTGGCATGAAAGTACCAAGAACTACAGCGCAGGGCTACTCAACATTAGGCAGAAAAGTAACAAATATTCAATGTGCTGATTTACTTTATTTCGGTAAATCGACTAAGAGAATTACTCACATAGCAATTGCCATTAATGGTACACAAATGATTGAATCGATAGGAAATAGTAAAAACACAAAAACAAACAAGGGTAAGGGTGTTTCAATTACTAATATTTCTCACCGAAACGACTTAGTTCTTGTTAAAAGAATTGTTGATTTAAAAAAGGAGAAATTAGCAAATATGTCTTTATTGAAAAAGGGTACTAAAAATAACGATGTTACTGTATTTGAAATACTAATGTCAAAGTTAGGGTATTATACAGGCTCAATTGATACTCAGTATGGTAAAGGCTGTGTATCTGCATGTATTAATTTTCAGAAAGACCATAATCTTTTAGAGGACGGTGAGTGTGGTAACAACACGTGGAAAGCACTTCTTAGTGAGGTAATTTAATGGCATGGGTAGTTATTGAAGGTACTAGAAAGTATCTAACACAAGCGCAGATGGAGAACAACGCTTTAGAATTTTATGCCTACTTTACGGGAAAATATACTCTTGAAAGTATCTGTGGTATGCTAGGAAATGTTCAGAGAGAAAGCACGTTAAACCCCGGACTAAAAGAAACAGTAAGTATATCTAGTGGGTGGGGGCTAATTCAGTGGACACCTTCCACAAACCTCACTGACTATGCAAGCGCTCAAGGTAAGGATTGGAAAGATGGCAACTTACAGTGTCAACTTATTAATGCCGAAGTACTTGAAGGCTATGGCGGTCAGTGGATACCTACTAAAAGTTATCCATATACTGGTTTACAATTTTCACAACTAACAAATGTTGAGGAAGCTGTGAAAGCGTACTGCTTTGAAAGAGAGCGTGCAGGTGTTGTAAAGCTTGACGAAAGAATACAAAATGGGAAGAATTGGTATGAGTATCTTAGCGGTACACCTGTACCGCCCACACCTATACCCCCAACAAGAAAATCTTTGCCTATTTATATGATGTTACGCAGACGATTTTAAGGAAGGAGAATGATAATGGCTAAATTATCAAAAGACGAACTTATCGAAAAAGTAAGAAAATATGTCGGCGATAGAACGGATGATGAAACAATTGAGATTATTGAGGATATATCCGACTCAATCGACTCGTCTGTTGCTGACGAGTGGAAACAGAAATATGAGGAAAATGACAAAATGTGGAGAGACAAATATATTTCACGTTTTGTTGAAAAAACGGAAGATGAACTAGACGCACCATCAGAACACGAGGAGGAAGAGAAAGAGTACAACTCTTTCGAGGATTTATTTGAAGAGGAGGAAGATTAATGTCTAGAATAATTGCTAAAACGAAACTTGATGCACGGTCAATTGATATTCTTAATGTTATCAGAAATAATGCGTCATATGCTTATCAAAAAGATGTACCAAATATAGAGAAGGAACAGGACATTCCAAAGGTTGGGGAAATCCTTTTTGGAAATCCGGCACACTCCAACGAATTTATCAACGCTTTAATTAATAGAATTGCGTTGGTGCGTTTGCAGAGTGCAACTTTTAACAACCCTTATAAGCACCTCAAGAAGGGCTATCTTGAATTTGGCGAGACTGTAGAGGACATTTTTGTTGGTATTATCAAGGCTGTAAAATATGACGCTGAAAAAGGTGCTAGTAGAGAGTTTAAACGTACTCTTCCTAATGTTCAGTCAGTCTTTCACATGACTAATTGGAGGGTAATGTACCCAATTACTATTGAGAAACAGGCTTTAAAAAGAGCTTTTACATCTGCTGACGGTGTTACTAACCTTATTACATCAATTATTGACCAAGTTTATCAGTCGGCTGAATATGACGAATACTTACTTTTTAAGTATCTGCTTATCAAAGCAATTTCTCATGGTAAATTATATTCACAGCCTATTGATACGGCTAACATGAATAGTGTGGCTGTAGCTTTTAGAGGAAAATCAAATTTACTCCCTATTGATATGACAGGTAGATTTAACGAGACTCATGTACAGAACAACACACCTGCGAATAAACAGTGTATTTTTATGGATGCTGATTTCAATGCTAAATTTGACGTTGAAGTTCTTGCCAGTGCTTTTAATATGAATAAAGCAGATTTCATCGGTAAACTTCACCTTATTGACGATTTCAGTTCGTTTGACAATGAAAGATTTGAAGCGATAAGAGAAGAGTCTACAGGTCTCGAAGAAGTAACAGCAGACGAGCTTGCACTTATGAAAGATGTTAAGGGAGTTTTGCTTGATGAAGACTGGTTTCAAGTTTATGACAACTTACTCGAATTTGACGAAACACGTGTAGGTAGTGGTTTGTATTGGAATTATTGGCTTCACGTTTGGAAAACTATTTCTTACTCACCATTCGCTAATGCAATCGTTTTTGTTGATAATGGCGCAACAATTGCCAAGCCTTCAACAATCACAGTTGAAATCACAGGAAAAGATATATCTGAGGCTGGTACTATCTTTACACTTAATGTGCAGAATGACACAGCTACACTTGCACCTAATTCGGTTAATTTTGTTCAGACCAAAGCTCTTACAACAGAGGGAATTGCAGTACAGAAATATGGTGCTATTTTAATTCCAGCAACAAAAGATACATCAGAAATCAAGCTTGTAGCTGATTTAGAGGGAACAACCTACGCAGGCACTACAAACATCACTGCAGCTAATGTTGTAGGGGATACAGTCGTATTAAATAAAGGATGATGAATTATGTACATAGCACCTGATAGTGAGGTGTACATGCTGAGTGGAGTACCACTTTCCACTCAGCAGAAACACACCATTTATTTTTCAGATAAGAAAACACAGGCAGATTATTTTATTGGTAAAGCCAAAAAGCATTTTAATAAAGTAACTTACAACAGAGTTAATAAGGGTAAATGTCGTTTACAGGCTACAGCAGATAGCTTATATGACTGCAATTACATGATGTTTCAAAACTCGGCTTTCAGTACTCGCTGGTTTTATGCATTTGTGACAGGGATTGAGTATATTAACAATGTTACTGCTGAGATAAGCTTTCAAATTGATGTTCTACAAACTTACTGGTTTGACATTGAACTAAAAGAATGTTTTGTTGAACGAGAGCATAGTCTAAGTGATAACATAGGTGAGCATATCCTACCTGAAAATGTCGAATGTGGCGAGTATGTTTACAACGGCGACGCTCAGTTAATCGGACTAGGCTCTTTAAGTACTTGTACCATGGTACTACTTGCCACAACAGGAGGGTATATTTACGATGGTGTTTATAGTGGCTATCAGATAAAAGCATTTGCTAACACTGAAACAGGCAGTAATAACCTAACCACTTTCTTAAATCAGTACCTAACTACCCCTGACAACATTTTAGCTATTTACACGTGTCCGACTGACATCCTCCCAGTTGCGATTACGGACGACGGGGTAAATATTACATTTACTGGTAATACTAACCCAATAAATGTCACAGGCACTCCAATCAGCAATACTGATACAATAAATGGGTACAGACCACGAAACAATAAGTTATACACGTATCCTTACAACTTCAACGAAGTTAGAAATAACTGTGGACAAACATTAATACAACGTTATGAATTTTCAGAAAATCTTACGCCATATTATAACATAATCGGTAACATGACTATGCCAGTACAGGAAGTGCTAAGACTTGACCGATACAAGTCCACAGAAACCACAGGCACACACAGAATGGATATGACAGAAACAATCACACTTGACAGCTTCCCTTTATGTTCATGGAATGTGGACGCATTTAACGCTTGGGTTGCACAAAACGCTGTACCGATTACAATTAACGCTATTCCATCAGCCGTTCAAACTGCTACAGGTATGATTACCGGACAGACAAGTAATTCAGCGCTGGGTAGTGTGCAAAATATATTAACAAGTGCTTACACGGCTAGTATTTCTGCTAACGATGTAAAGGGCAATTATGCCACTAATAACGCACTTTTTGGTAAAGGTCAGGTGTGTTTTGAAGCCCAGCGAAAATCGATCACCGCTGAGTATGCTAAATCAATAGATAGTTATTTTGATGTTTTTGGTTACGCTTGTCATAAAACAAAAGTGCCTAATGTGTCTAGCCGTCCTCATTGGAATTACGTTAAAACTGTTGATTGTACAATAGTCGGTCACGCGCCTAGTGATGATATATCTTTAATAGAAAGTTATTTTAATAGTGGTATTACTTTTTGGAAGAATCCTAATGAAGTTGGTAACTACTCACTTGATAATACTGTTTAGAAAAGAGGTGTAAGAATGAGTAAAGCTAGAAAAGCTAGAAGAGAGAAACAGCGTACTGCGTTTGATGATAGTATTTGTTATCAGCTATACACGTTTGACCAATACTTAGATTTATTTACAGAAATAGCAATAAGCTCGTTTGAATGGGTTGGACTTCCTAACACTGTAGATGCCAGATTTATTGAAGTCGGTCTGTATGAAACTGGCTCTATGTTGTATTTTAATGATGAAGTTATGGGAAATCTATGCTTACGTGGCACACTGGGCGGTCAACTTGATGTTTATAACATACCATTAGATAGGAGAGCGTATGCTTCTAATGGCTATCAACGTGTATGCGGAAGAAGTGATAGTGTTATTATATGGGATAATATGACCCATTGTTGCTGTAAAGATAAGATGGAGATATACGCTAAGAGAATAGCTGAACTTGACTCAAGTATTGATATTAACTGCAAGGCTCAAAGAACGCCGATTTTGATTAAGGGTAGTGAACAACAACAATTATCTCTACAAAATGCTTATATGCAGTATGATGGTAACCAACCTGTTATTTTTGCTAGTAATGATTTCATGGAGGGTGACAGTGGCTCGTTTGGTGTGTTCACAACTGGTGCGCCATATGTCGCAGATAAGCTATATGAATTAAAGGTTAATCTATGGAATGAAGCTCTTACTTACTTAGGTGTAACAAACATAAGTGTTCAGAAAAAAGAAAGAATGATTAAGGACGAAGTGCAGAGACTTCAAGGTGGGGTAATGGCTAACAGATATTCGAGGGAATTTGCTAGGCAACAAGCTTGTGAGCAAATTAACAGAATGTTCGGAACTAATATTAGTTGTCATTTCAGAGATGTATTTAACCAATCAAATAATTATGAAGGAGATGACGAAAATGAGTAAATATACCACAAAAGTTAGGTTTATTTGTGAGAACGCTTCAGGACTTACGGAGTCAGTTGGTTTTAATGATGTCGAAAGTGTGCTTGATAAGTGTTGGTCTAAGATTTTTAGTGACTTCCCAATTTTTGATGAAGACTACAGAGCAGAACTTTGCAAGAAAATTTTGAGGCATTACTATACAAGAGAAATTTGTTGCGAAACTCTAGGAAGATGGAAGTTGTTTCTTAGTGATAAGATGAAAAACATAATGCCTTATTATAACCAACTTTATCAGAGTGAATTGTTAAAAATTCAACCGTTAGTTAGTGTAAACAGAAGTGTTACACATGAAGGTAGTGGAACCGAAACCAAAACCACTAACAGAAACGGTTCTAACAGTAGCACTTCGAAAACGGATGGGAGTACCGATACTTGGAGCTATTACAGTGATACACCACAGGGCGGTATTGGTGGTCTTGATAGTAACGATTATTTAACAAATGCCACACACAATGTGGGTACGGATGTTACGAATAGTACGCTAAATGGTAGCACCACTGATAATGAAACAGGAACAGGAAATAGAAGCGACAGCTATGTTGATAAAATTTTAGGTTATGAGGGTAACCAATCAGAAATGTTACTAAAGTTTAGAGAAACGTTTTTAAATATTGATATGATGGTTATTAATGAGCTTAAAGATTTATTCTTTACTATTTATTAAGGAGGTTTAATTTTATGAATACAAAAACTATAATTCCTAATCCACCAGCTAATTTTAATCCTAATGTTACGATGCCTAGCCCACTACAGCCCTTTCGTTATTGGTGTCAGAAAGTGTTACCGTTGGTATATGATGACAGTTTAAGTTATTATGAACTGTTGTGTAAAGTTGTTGATTATTTGAATAACATGATTGATGACGTTAACACTCTTGCAAGTGATGTTGCTAACATCAATAAAGCGTATCTAGAATTACAGCAGTATGTTAATAATTATTTTCAATCACTTGATGTTCAAGAAGAAATAAATAACAAGTTAGACGAATTAGTATCTAGTGGCAGATTAGATATGATGTTGAGTACTTTTATACCGTATGTAACACTAGAAATGTTTGGTGGTGTAGGTGACGGTGTAACCGATGATACATTAGCCCTTAAAAAAGCAATTGAAAATAGCTATACAACAGGAAGAAGTATCATCATAACGGAAAAAAATTTTTTAATATCAGAAACCATTGATATTAAAAAAAGTGTTACAATAATATCTATTAGCAATAAACCGCAATCTGAGGGTGATGTTAATTATAATATTATATTCAATGGCGATAACTATTTATTTAATATCAATAATGGCGTTCCATTCAATATTTTTAGTAATCTTTACATTAAAGGTAATGGCAAAAATAAATGTTTTTATGTAAATTCACACAGAAACAACTTTAATAATCTGTACCTTAATAATTTTAGTACATGTTTTTTAGTTACTCAAAAAGGTGATATTAAAACATTTGAAAACAAAATAAATAACAATATTTTTGAAAACAATACTAATGTTTTAGAGTCCACTTATTCAACAGGAAGTGCAACCGATGGGTTTTTTACAAATAATATCATAATAAACGGTAATTACTCCCTATCGTGCAATGTACTATCTCAATGGGTTATTAATGGTAATCATGATTATTCAATCAACGGAATTAGTATTTTACAGGCAGTGAACCTAAATATAGAAAATAATTATTTTGATAATACTAATAAGACATCAATTTATTTATTAGCGAATGGTATAATGAATATAACCGGAAACCAATTTTTATGCGCTGGTAAAGGTGATTGTTATAAAATTAGAATATCATCACAAGAGGGTTATGATTATTCAAGCGCGTGTGTTTCTTCTAATACTATGACTAAAACGGGCAACATAACAGGTACATGGTGGTTGTTAAATAGCTCTTTACCTTTTAGTTTTAGTGGTAATACAAGTTTTCAAGAGACAAATTTGCTACATCCTAATTCTTACTCACATATTGAAGCGCCTTATAATTCCGTTAATACTATAAATATATTATCATCTACGCATAATATAAGTAAATGCAAAGTATTTAATATCATGGATAAAATTAAAATGTTCGCTATTAATATAACACTAACAAGTGATGTTAATGCTTATAACGAAATTGCAAAAATTAAAGGTCTTTTAAGTATAGGTATTAATCAATATTGTGTATGTCTCAAACCTTCAACCTGTCATTTAGTTTTACTGAATGATAGTACAATTTTAGCTTGTGACCAAGATCTTAAAAGTGAAGCAAATATTATAGGCTACTTTTTCGTGATAGGGTAATGTAAGGAGGAGGGAATATTATATTTCCTCCTTCTTTAATTAAAATCCTGTTATCCCTTAAAACAAAAGTTAGTTATAAGTAATCTTACTCACTGAA